ACTGCTGGTACTGACATAACTCTTAACCAATATGCAAATGGTTATCTTTATGTAAATGATGTCGCAGGTGAAGGTCAAATGCTTAGAATTAAATCTAATCCAGCACACGATCATTCAGCCGATCCTTCTATTGTTATTACTTGTTACGATGATTTAGCAACGGCTATAACAACAGCTTCAAGAATAACTTTAATTCCTGATCCAAGAAGTGGATTAATAGGTCAAGCTGCAACAACTACAGGTGCTACATTAGGTGTAACAGTGGTAGATATGGCAGCTAGTGCTTATGGTTGGTTTGCGGTTTCAGGACCTGCAGCAGTATTAACTTCAGGAACATTAGTAGTTGGTAACCACGCAGTACCATTAGGTGCAGTTGGGGCAGTTGGACCAGCAGCAGGAGATGTTATTCAGGTAATTGGTACAGTTATGATTGTTAATGTAACTACCGATTACTCACTAATTAACCTTACAGGTATTATTTAAGGAGTAACTTATGTCTACAAGACTAACAGGTTCAGATGTAAAGGCAGTCTTTTTGACTGCCGATACACAAGCCTTAGACGCTGATGGAATATCAGCAGCAGCATCCGTTGGAAATAATGCAGCACTTACTATAGGTGGTGCGTTAGCTGACGGAGGCTCTTGTACTTTTGATGCAGGCAGGATTGTAACGATTCTTTCTGCTGGTAACGATTCAAGTAAATCTTTTACCGTAGTCGGCACTGATGTAAATGGAGATGCTCAAACAGAATCCATAACAGGTGCAAATGCTGGTACTGCTACTGGTGGTGTGCATTTTAAAACCATTGCTTCAATAACAGCAGTTGGCAACCCAGCAGGTAATGTAAGTGCTGGAGTTAATGCTTCAGCATCCGATGTTATCTTTGCAGGTAGAGCTAGATTACAAGGCATTAACATGGTTTGTTCTGCTACAGCAGGAAACATAGATTTTTTAAAAACTTCTCCACAGGGAACAAGTTTATTTAAGTTGGGGTCTGTAGCATCTGCTACTGTAACAAGAGATATTACTGTTCCAGACAATGGAATATTGTTTGATAACGGTATTTATATTCAATACACGGTATCTACTTTTGGAACAATGACTGCTTTCCATGCCTAAAAGTGGCTGACAGAAAACCAAAAAAGGCTATACCCAAAACCACCAAAAAAGGTGGAAATTACCGATCTACAAAAAGTGGAGCGGGCATGACTGCAAGGGGTGTGGCAGCTTATCGAAAAGCCAATCCCGGCTCTAAGTTAAAAACGGCTGTGACGGGAAAAGTTAAAAAGGGTAGCAAGGCTGCAAAAAGGCGCAAGTCTTATTGTGCAAGGTCTTTGGGTCAACTAAAGAAAAGCTCTGCTAAAACTAGAAATGATCCTAATTCAAGAATTAGGCAAGCAAGAAAAAGGTGGAAGTGTTAGATGGCAATACCAGACAATGTAAAAAATCCAAGTTTATACAGCAAAGCTAAGTCTAAGGCTAAAGCTAAGTTTGATGTGTACCCAAGCGCATACGCAAATGCGTACATGGTTAAAGAGTATAAAAAGATGGGCGGTCAATACAAAAACAAAGGTGGAATTATGGAAAAAAATTTAAAACCAATACCAGCAGACAACAAAGGTTTGCCAAACTTGCCAAAAAAAGTAAGAAACCAGATTGGTTTTATGAACAATGGCGGTGGAGTTAAAACAGGTGCCGGAATGAAAAGTTTTATAGCCCGTGGTTGTGGAGCTGTGATGGATGATCGCAGGAAAAAAACCAAAATGCGTGGCAGGTAATGGGTCTTCGCCGTTGGTTCGCTGAAGAATGGGTTGATATTGGCTCAAAGAAAAAAGGCGGTGGTTATAAATCTTGTGGCAGAAAATCTACCAAAGGCTCAAAAAGAAAATACCCAAAATGTGTGCCTAAATCTAAGGCACAGTCTATGTCTAAATCACAAATAAAATCAGCAGTTACAAGAAAAAGAAGCAAAAAACAGGGCGTAAAAGGCAAACCAACCAACGTAAGTACATTTGCAAAGTAGTGGAATTATCACAAATTAAAGAAGAGATTAGGGCTTGGTCGAAAGAAGTCTTAGAAGACAGTCAGGACAATCATCCAGTGTGTCCCTACGCCAACAAAACTTGGCAAAATAATTCTGTAAAAATAATTAAATCCGATGATATGCAATGGCTAGATTTAATTAAATACAGTGACAATTTTCCAAAAGAAATTGACGTTGCGATTTACTGTGATTTTAATGTAGATTTGTTGCTAGAGGTTTTTAACGAAAGAATAAACATGATGAATGTTTTTTTAAATAAAAAAAATTTATGGGTAATGGGCTTTCACCAAGACCACGAAGAGAAAAGCGTATTAAGCCAAAAGGATGACTTTGAGCCTTTATACGAAGAAAGTTATAATATGGTTTTTGTGCAAAGATTAGATACTTTAAACATTGCCTCTGAAAGATTAGAAAAAATAGGTTATTATAATAATTGGAATCAAGATGAGTTCCAAAAAATTTTAAATCGTAGGAATTAATTATGAAAAAATCAGGAATTAAAAAAATGAAATCTGGTGGCGCTGGTAAGTCAGGCATTAAAAAAATGAAATCAGGTGGCGATGTAATAGCCGGAGCATCTCAACAAAGAAGATCAGCTCAAGGCGCTGAAGTTGTTAAGTCAGGCATAAAGAAATTTGCAATGGGTGGCGCTGGCAAATCAGGCATTAAAAAGTTTTCTATGGGTGGCGCTGGCAAATCAGGCATCAGAAAGTTTGCAATGGGCGGAGCCGGTAAGTCAGGCATTAAAAAACTTGGCAGAGGCGGCAAAGCTAAAAAATAAATTATGACCGTTTCAAGCTCTAAAAATTTCGAGCTAGATGTAGCTGATTATATTGAAGAGGCGTTTGAAAGATGCGGCTTAGAGTTGCGCACAGCATACGATTTAAAAACAGCAAGAAGAAGTTTAAATTTACTTTTGGCTGAATGGGCTAATCGTGGTTTAAACCAGTGGACTATAAGCCAAAAGACGGTTGCCTTGGTTTCAGGAACAGCAACATACAATGTTGATTCGGTAAATAGCACGGCTGCCATTGATGTATTAGATGCCTTTGTAAGAGAAACGGTTAACAATGAAAGCGTAGACTTGCAAATGACAAGGCTATCCAGAAGCGAGTATTCTGCGGTTCCAAACAAATCAGTAACAGGTAAGTCTTTGCAATTTTTTATTGATAAACAATTGTCTCCAACCATAAGCGTTTACCCGGCTCCTGATGCCTCAAGCAAATACACTATTTACATGAACGTCTTGACAAGAATGGATGACGCAGACTCAGCAACCAATACCCTTGATATACCTTTCAGGTTTTATCCTTGCTTGGCAGCAGGTCTTGCTTACTACCTATCTATTAAAAAAAGCCCAGAAAGAACCGCGCTACTCAAACAAATTTATGACGAAGAATTTTTTAGAGCCATGGAGCAGGACGAAGACAGGGCATCGGTAAGAATTACCCCAGATGTGTCTAGCTACAATATTCCATAATGGCTTTTGCGTCTAATAAAAAAGCATACGGTATATGCGACAGGTGCGGATTTAGGTATGGCATAGCAACTCTTAAAAAAGAGTGGAACGGTTTAAAGACATGCAATGAGTGCTTTGAGCCAAAGCATCCGCAATTAACTCCAACAAAAAAATTAATTGACCCACAGGCAATTAGAGAGCCAAGACCCGATGTGAGCGTAGTCCCTAGTGCTTTTACGGTTTATACTAATCATGATCTTGGTATTATAGGGTCAGTTTTAACTACCCCTAGTGCTATGACAGGCTCAGTTGGTTTTTTATTTGGGTATGACCCTACGCCAACGCCGTCTCCTTCGCCAACGCCTTCACCAACGCCTTCGCCAACGCCTTCGCCTTCGCCTTCGCCATCGCCATCGCCTTCGCCATCTATTACTACTTATACAGTAACAGTCGCAAGTTATAATGGAGCAAATTATTTTTATATAGATGGCTCAAGAGCAGTAACTTTAAGTTTTACTGAGGGGCAAACTTATAAATTTGACCAGTCTGATAGTAGTAATTCCAATCATCCATTAAGATTTTCTGTAACTTCAAATGGTACTCACGGTGGTGGCTCAGAATATACAACAGGTGTTACAACAAACGGAACTCCGGGTTCATCAGGTGCTTACACTCAAATAGAGGTAGCATCATCGGCTCCAACATTGTATTATTATTGTACCAATCACTCAGGCATGGGCGGTCAAATCAATACGGTTTAATCATGAGCTTTACTTTATCTACATTAAAAACAGCAATTAAAGATTACTTGGAAACTGAAGAAACAACTTTTGTTACACAGCTTCCAACTTTTATACAGCAAGCAGAAGAAAGAATTTTAAAATCAGTACAGCTTCCAGACCAAAGAAAAAATGTGCAAGGAAACTTAACTACAAGCAATAGATTTCTGGCTACACCGTCTGACTACTTAGCAAGTTTTTCGTTAGCGGTTATTAGTAGCAATGAATACACTTACTTAGATTTTAAACATAATTCTTTTATAAAAGAATATGTATCAAATTCGACAACCAGAGGCAAGCCAAAGTATTACGCTACTTTTGACCAAAGTTCTTTTGAGGTAGGTCCAATTCCAGATGCAGATTATTCGGTAGAGTTACACTACTTGGCTAGACCAGCCTCGTTAACCTCTGGCGCAGATAGCGGCACAACTTACCTATCAAGCGATGCGCCTGACACGTTGCTGTATGGTTGCTTGGTTGAAGGCGCTACATTTTTAAAATTAAATCCGGCAGACATATCTTTGTATGATGCAAAATTTAAAGAAAGTTTAGAGAGACTTAAAAATCTTGGCGAAGGAAGAGATACTAGAGACCAAATGAGGTATGATTCGTTAAGAAGAAATGTAAGTTAATTTTTTTTGAGAGGAGAATTAATGGAACCGTTGGAACATTTAAAGGGCAAAACTGTGGCTATTGTCGGTCTAGGCAATAGTTGGTTTGATTACAATTTAGCAAAATCACACGGCACTCACTTTGATGAAGTGTGGGCTATCAATGCAGTTGGCTCGGTAATATTTCATGACCGCGTTTTTATGATGGACCCAGCCAGTAGATTTTTTGATAGTACCGATGCAGGCGGACAAACAAGTGGCATGCTGGATGTTTTAGAAAATGGTCTTGCGCCGATCTATACATGTGAGCTAGATGACAGATGCAGAAATTTGGTTGAGTATCCAATTGACGAAGTCTTACAAGCATTTAATTGTCATTACCTAAATAACACAGTTTCATACGCCATTGCTTTTGCATTGTGGAATAAGGTTGGAGCCATAAATTTGTATGGAATAGATTTTAGCTACAAGGGCAATTTACATTTTGCAGAATCAGGCAGAGCTTGTGTTGAGTATTGGCTGGCTAAAGCAACTGAGCTTGGTGCTGAAGTTGGAGTTGCTGGCTCTAGCGCTTTGTTAGATACCAATGTGCCAGATCAAGAAAAGCTTTATGGCTATCACAGATTAGAAGACCCATTGGTTGTTGTGCAAGATGACAATAAGCTAATAACAAAAAAAGTAAGCGAGTTAGCTTCTAAGGAGATGCAAGCACAACCTACGCTTATAGGTAGAAACGATGAACATTTAAGGGAGCCTGACAAATGGTAGATAAATTAACGCCCGGAGGTTTGCCACAGCTTGGCATAATAGAGGTAGCCACCTCAAATCACGGAGGACACCCTCCTGAGTTTTGGGCAAAGCAATTAACCGAAAAAATAGTTGGATATTCTGATAATAATGAACAACACATCAAAGACCAAGCCAGAGCCTACCAAGATTTAATTTATAAAGTTTGTTTGATATATATTAAAAATGCTATAAAATCTTATAAAGCGTCTTTGATTCAAGAATTGACTCAAGGAGACGCTAAAGATTTGGCAAAAATAATAAAAGGTATTTGAAATGGCAATTACATCAACACTCACAACCAGCTTTAAAAAAGAACTGCTTACAGCAACACATAATTTTGCTACCAACGGCAACGCTTTTAAACTGGCTTTATATACAAGTTCAGCCACATTAGGCGCAGCTACCACAGCTTTTACCACTACAGGGCAAGCATCTGGAACCAACTACACATCTGGTGGAAATGCTTTAACAAAAGTTGCACCAACTAGCGCTGGAACTACTGGCTTCACAGATTTTGCAGACTTAACTTTTGGAACCGCTACGGTTACAGCCAGAGGTTGTATGATTTACAACGACACCAATGGTGATAAATCAGTTGCAGCAATTGACTTTGGTGGCGACAAAACTTCTACAGCCGGCGACTTTACTATTGTATTTCCTGCGGCTGCTGCTAGCACAGCAATCATAAGAATTGCTTAGTAAGAAATGAAACATGCCATTAGCAAAATTTCAATTCAAAGCAGGAATAGATAAGGAAGGAACTTCTTATACCAACGCAGGCGGATGGTTTGATTCGTCTTTAATAAGATTTCGCAAAAACTTTGTTGAAAAAATAGGCGGTTGGTCTAAAAATCAAGCAACAAGTTTTCTTGGCACATGCAGAAATTTATTTGCTTGGATTGCACTAGACGGAACAAAGTTTCTTTTCCTAGGAACTCATCTAAAATCATATGTACAAGAAGGCAATGTCTTTTATGACATTACTCCCATCAGAGCCA